CTTTGATTACTATCCTAACTTCACAGATCTAATGGATGATAAAGCGATATCATTCTATAGAGACCAAGCAGCTGCTACATGGGATACTCGGATCAAGACGAGGAGTCACAAGAGACTTCTGATTGAGATGCTCCAGAGACCAAAGATCAGTATCTATGAGATTGTAGAAAGAGTCAGGGTAGGGGATATCCCATATTCATGGACCATTGTGTCTCTCTACCCAAAGGAAAGGGAGTTCAAACTCGCAGCGCGGATGTTCTCGATGATGGTGTTCGAGATGAGAGCCTTCTTCGCTGCAACTGAGGCTAATCTCGCCGATCATGTATTCCCGTCGCTGCCCCAGCAGACTATGACACTATCCAAGCAGGAGATCCAAGAGCTGTTTCACAAGGTAACGGAGCAGGCAACAGGAGAGGACCTGGAGCGACTGTATCTCGAGGTTGACCTCACACGGTGGAACTTGAGGTGGCACCCCGAAGTAGTGGATCCTGTAGGGAGAGATCTCGAGGATATGTTCGGCCTCCCCGGAGTGTACACCGTTGTCCATCACTTCTTCAAATCATGCATGATCCTCGTCAGGGTAGCTTCATGCAAACCGGATGGGATCGAGAGGGAACATCCTCCTGAGACATCTCTCTTGTGGTATGATCATGAGGTGGGGTTTGAAGGAATCACCCAGAAGTTATGGACCTGCCTCACCTACACCATGGTTGATCTAGGTATCATCTCCCTTCTGCGCAGGTATTACTTACTTGGTCAAGCTGACAACCAGATTATATTAGCCTCTGTCGACTGCTCTGATTCCCCAGATAAGCGTCAGAGGATAAAGACAATAGCTGATGAGTGTGCCAGGAACATTGAGCTCGAGTGCCGGAAAGTCGGGCAGGAAGCAAAACCAGAGGAGTGTCTCCAATCCACAACAGTGGTGACTTACAGCAAAGATGTCTACATAAATGGTGTAGAGCACTTTACCTCCATCAAAGCGGCCAGCCGCATGTTCCCTCATAGTGCATCTGATTTCCCCTCAGTTGAGAACTCCCTCGGTGCCTTGAGTGGACAAGCTATAGCTGCTGCTGAGAGAATGAAGCAACCTATGAATGGC